GCCCTAATAATTTCAGTATAACGAGTACCACCTCGAGCATCACGTTCTAACAACTTCTGAATCTGGAAAGACTGACGAAGTTGATTAATTGTCGCCGCAGTCGCCTGCGACAAATCAGCATAAATATCTTGCGTAGAAGAACCCTGCGCACGCAACGGAGTAGAAACGTCTGTAGATGGACGTGTAATATTAAAAACACCAGAACCAGTAGCCGTAGTCTTAACAGGAGCAGACGTGCCAAGAGGCAAAGTCACAGCCGTACCTTTTTGCGGCCAAGGCAAAGCAGAAGTAAAATAATCATGACGTTTGCCACGACGCATCAAAACATAATTGGTAGCTGGTGATGAATCTGGACCATCACCTTTATCAACAACTACACTATTTTGAAGATTTTCATCGCGATACCACTGATTCCAAATCAAATTACAGGCTCTGACAGGTAGTGCCGAATGCGAAACAGTATTACCTGCGCCGACTTGTCCAACAGTCGGAAGTCCAAGATAGTCTTGCAACGAACCAACAGCGTACCCACCAGCGGGACTGACTTGTTGAGGAACAGAGTAAGAAATGGAATCGGAAGGATTATCTTGTTCCCCCATAAACTTAACCCAGTTGTTCCAAACCAAACGGTTAGGTACAAAGAAAAACTGGGTGTCAATATACAAATTGTCCATGACTGGAAAAATGGGGGTTGCCAAACGACCAAACAAAGTCGCATTAACATTGAACGTATCACCAGGCAAAACCTCCTCACACATGATAGGTACAAGATAACCGGCATCAAAAGTAGTTTTCAAAGTCTTTTGCATTTGAAAACGTGAACGCGGAATATCCGCACGAGGAACCATAGCAAAACTATGAGAACTAGCAGACTTATTGTGAAACATTAGACATCTCCAAGTTAAAAAAAAGCACCCCCGAAGGGGTGCAAGGGTCAAACACTAGCAACTGCGTTTGAAATCAAAACATCCTTAGCACGAACAAGAACAACAGGCTGTTCTTCAATCACAAAAACAGCAGTATTATCGTCAAACGTACCAAGAATATACAAATCAAAATCGTCTGGATGCTTATTCAACTGATTGTCAGCAGCAGAACGATTTACTTCATCAGTAAAATCGCGAACAGCAACGTTACGATGAGGAACAAAAAACGGACGGTTAAAAACATCGGCAGCGCGATCTTTAACAGAAACAACATAATGCAACATATTTGACCTTTACAAAGTTCGTTTTGATTGATTTAAACGAGAATCAACAACACGTTGTCTCGCAATTTTACGGATGGGTTGGTTTTCAAACATATTTCGTTCAGCATCCATATCGGCTCTAACCGACTGACGAAATTGCATATCTAATGCTAAGTCATGTCCGATCTCCTTCAACAAAGTTTTGTAATAACGGGGAACAGGTGCACAAGAACCTTGAGAAGTCACAATAGAACCTGTGGGAAAAGCATCAGTCATAAAAAAATCTCTGAACCAACCTTTTCCAATGCCCTTACTCATAATCATGAATTCAGGGTTTGGAAAAATAATCTCACCGTCTTCAGTATACGCCAAAGGCATAGGTGAGACATTAGGCCCTTTGAGTTTCTTCATTATATACCTTGCGATATACGCTGCGCTCTCAAAATTCAACTCACCAATGAGATGATTTCCGATTGGCTGGTCGAACTTGTCTCTCCAGTATCTAGCAACTGTATCAGATATGAAAGTCCGGTCGCCATTAGAACTACGACCAAAAAGAACACGATCATGGCTGAAGTCCATTCCAAACAACGCAATATGAAAATGAGGACGTCGGGTTTTCTCTCCATATTCTCCACTCGCTACATATCTGAACTTGTGATCCTTACGCATCCGCTTAAAAAACTTTTGCAAGTCTTGTTTAAGCAACTGACCATGTTCGGGCAAATGGTCATCATCATACGTAAGGTTGAGCATACAAGATTGCTCGTGCATCATCTGCTCGTGCGTGATACGCACGGCCCACTCTCTTGAGTAAGCCAGGCGACACTCTACACACAGACCGCATTTTAACGGTCCGTGCGTAGGGTGTTTCCAAAGGGCAGTACACACAACCTTCTTACAGTCGAATACCACCACGCATTGGAGCTGCAACCAGGTTAGCTAGTTGAGTTCGTCCCACGTTGTGACGGAAATGAGCAGCAGAAGTATGCTTATGCACAGGTTTACGGGTTAGGGGTTTCATGGTCTTTCTCCTAGAGGTTGGTGTCAATGGGCACAGTTACATCAAGTAACGAACTGCGCCCATCATAGCATCATTCCGGCTTTGACGCCGGTTCCGCATCTGTCACCTTAGTGACAGAAGCGGCTTGTTGGGGGATAGCCAACCCCAAACGGATAGCCTCTTCAGTATTAGCTGGATCGGCAAAAAACTCAAGAAACTCTTGAGGAGAGTTATTAAATCTCGCACGAATTTTAGCGTCCATACGCATAAAATTCTCATCGGCAGCACGAACAACGTTCATGGCTGACTGAAAATCAAACACACCCTCGTAATCTACATACTGAGGCATGTTAACAGGCGTTGGCAAGGTTCCAGAACGCAAAAACCGATCAACAATCGTGTTGATATCAGATTCCTCTTTAAATTGCTGTTGGGTCAAAGAAGGATCTTCACACTTCAAACCAGTTTCATCTGAAACTTGATTCATATCGTAGTTATACGGAGTGCGCAAAAAAATTGATTTCATCAAACACCTCGCTGTCTAATTAATACACGAACATTGTCAAGTTCAGCATTGAGCTTGACAAGTTTCTTTTGAATAGCAGCAAAACGGATATATAGCGCAACAAGTTCTTGGTCATATTGCATGAGAAACTCCTTAACGGGGACGGGTTGAACGATAACGGTCGCGTCCAGTGACTCGACCTTCGGAATCATACACGATAGATTCACTTTCTTGTGTTGTCGATTTACCACGTTTCCAAGGCAGGAATTTATCCACCCACTCAGAACTGATATCAGACAATACTTTGACTTCACGAGCAGCAACTCCTAAAAATTTGGAATCTACCATGGCATCATACTCGGCTTTCGTTATCAAACCTTCAGCTTTTAACTTAAAAGCAGTGGCTTGTAAAACCTTACGTTTCTCAACTTCGGTTTGCCCTTGCTGGGCAAGCAAAGCTGATTGTTCGGCAAGATTAATATAAGCAGCTTTAACACGTCTAACTTCCTCCTCCAAACGGCGACGTTCAATAGGAAGATTAGCGGTTTCCTCCTTAATTTTATCAACCTCAGCACGAACTTTACCAATGGTTGCATCACGTACTTCAATCTCTTTACGAGTCAAATCAGTAGAAGCACCAACAGCAGAAGTCTCAGCATCGATCTTACGAATCTCAGGTGTAGCTTTAGCAGCTTCAACAGCAGATGAAACAGGACTAATAAAAGTGGCAGAAGCACCTGCAGGCGTAGATGCGCCACCACCCTTAATATAAGCAAGCATAGGATTTAAACCCGCAGCTTCCATATCAGCAACTTGACGCTGATAAGCAGTATTGGACATTCTTTCCTGAAAATCCATTTGAGCCTGAGCATTTGCTTGGTTTGCTGAATTGGTATTGTCTTGCGACAAAAATCCCAATCCAGCACCAACCACAGACGCGATAGGACTAGTGATTGAATCAAAAAATGACATAATCAGAAATGATCAATCAAACCAGGAACAGAATACATCGGCAACGGACGAGCAGCAGTTATATCAAAAAACGCATCCAACAACAACTGTTGACCATTAGCAGCAGAACCCACAGCAAGATTGCGAGCAAGAGGAGGCGTATCTTTAATAAACGTGTCATTCAACGTAGGCAACGAAGTAAACTTCTGACCATAATGCCAGGCATCGATAGTACCTGCTGACGTCGATTTAAATAAGCCAGTGATCTGGGAAGGATTGTAACGTAATTCAGCCCATCGTTCCTGGTAACCAAACACGTTGTTATCATTTGCTGAACCATCGCAGTAAATCTCCTTATTCAAAATGGCTTGCTCACCGAGCATAGCAAAAGCAGGGAAATAATAATCGTAACGAGTAGACCTAGACCATAGCTTACGCATACCTTGCTGGTAAGTAAGGTCGGCTCGAACAGAAGCAAAACCAATAATATGGCCATGCTCAACAGCAGAATAAGTGAATCCATGACCTTGATGCAAAAAAGTACCAAAAGCAGCCAAATTACCCAACGGTGTAGTACTGCCAGTTGTACCAGTAGCACCTGTCTGCATAACAGGATTAATTGAAATCAAAGAAGAACCACCACCCAAATACTCGGGACGCTGCAAACGAGAATCGGGAGAGGCAACGTTAAAATGAGCCCTAATAATTTCAGTATAACGAGTACCACCTCGAGCATCACGTTCTAACAACTTCTGAATCTGGAAAGACTGACGAAGTTGATTAATTGTCGCCGCA